CCAGTCCGGCGGCTGGGTCTGGCGCGGCCTCGTCCCATGGATCAAACCCGACTCCCGCCCCCAGCTCGGACGGTTCACCCAAAACGCCGAGTTCGTCGCCTGGGGCAGCAACGGACCCATGCCCATCGAAGGCGACTGCCTGCCCGGCTACTACCTCGCCCGCGCACCCCGCGCCAACGAAGGCCGCCAGCACATCACCCAGAAGCCCGTCGACGTCGTCCGCTCCCTCGTGCGGATCGCGCCGGCCGGGGGTCTGGTCATCGACCCGTTCACCGGATCCGGCACCACCGGAGTGGCGTGCGTCCACGAAGGACGTCGGTTCGCCGGGTGCGAGTCCGTGGCCGACCACCACGCGACCGCCCTACGGCGCATAGCCGTAGCCCAAGGCGCGGCCGTCCCCAACGGAGCACAGGAAGCCCTCGACCTCAGCATCGCCAGCCGGTAGCCGGACACGACGAAGGCCCCGCCGAAACGGGGCCAGGAGAGAAGGAGACGGTGTCAGGACTCGGCGGGTTCAGCCTTCGGCCGGCGCACGGCCGCCACCTTCGGCGTACCGATGTACCACAGCACAAACTGGCGCAGAACGGACGAGCGGTCCGTGCCCTCCGACCTGGTCAGTTCGCCGAAGCGCTGCCACGGATCGGTATCGAGACGGAATCGCTGGATGGGCGTCTTCGGTGCGTTCGGCATGTGGGGCTCCCGGGCGGATGTGGTGGCGACACCAGCATAGTAGCGAACTTGATCGGTGTGGCTACACCTGGCATAGTTGGTGTAGCCACACCCGGCCCCCTTCGGGGCAGCCGGAAGGCCGTTCATTCGTCGCGCTCAGCGACCAAGGAGAACCTCTCATGACCGACATCCTGTCCGCCTCCGAGAGCGCCGCGCTCACCGAGCACGAGGCCGTCATCGAACGCGGCATCAAAACCTTCTACGAGGTCGGCACCGCCCTCGCCGACATCCGCGACCGCAAGCTCTACCGGGCCGACTACGGCACCTTCGAGGAGTACGCCGAGCAGCGCTGGCAGATGAGCCGCCGCCGCGCCTACCAGATGATCGAGGCAGCAAGCGCGGTGGGAACCATGGTTCACACCGAACTGCCACCGCCTACCAACGAGCGGCAGGCTCGCGAGCTGTCCCGCGTTCCCGAGCAAGAGCGCGCTGAGGTGTGGGCCGAGACGGTCGAACGCACCGAAGGCAAGCCCACCGCGGCCGCCGTCCGCGAGACCTACGAACAGCGGCAGAACCCGCCGTCCGACGACGACCTCCTCGGCGGCGCAGAGTTCGTCGTCCACGACACACCAGCCGCCCCGCTGGAGCCGCCCAAGCCGAAGCGGCCACCACTCGACAAGACGTTCATGAGCGCCCGCGTCGACCTTGAGAGGGCCGCGAACCGACTCGGCTCCATCGCCAATGACGACCGTTTCCAGCGCAACCGGCAAATGGTCCATGGGCAGATGACGGAACTCATGATCGCCATGGAGCAGGTAGCCGAGCTGGTCGAGGCCGCTGACCTGCCGTCCCAAGAAGACGAGCGGCTCCGCCACTGGTGGGCGGAGCGGCTCAACACCATCGGCAACGCCCTGACCGGCATCGCCAACAACCTCAACTAGGAGACACACCGAATGTACGACCTCTTCAGCGAGAACAACACCGCGCCCAAGCCGATGGCAGTCCCCACGGAGCTGGCCGTTCAGTGGCTGAAACTCAGCGCGCACGCTGGCCCCCAACTCGTCATGGTCACACCCGAACTCGCGGCCGAGCTGCTGAAGCTGAACGTCGAGAACCGCACCCTCCGGCAGACCAACATCGACAAGATCGCCCGCGACATGGCTCAGGGACGCTGGGAGGACAACGGAGACACCATCCGTTTCTCCGACGAGCCGGCCCTTCTCGACGGCCAGCACCGACTCCTCGCCATCATCAAGACCGGTCTCCCGATGCCGCTGTGGATTCGCTCCGGGCTCGCCAAGAAGACACGGTCCACGATGGACACCGGCGCGCGTCGCACCGCCGGAGACGCCCTCAAGTTCGCAGGCGTCAGCAACGGCAAGAACGTCGCCGCCGTCATCCGTAAGGTCCTCATGTGGAACATGGGGGACAAGAAGCTGTCCTCCAACCTGACGATCTCCAACGCCGAGATCGAGGACGCTTTCCAGTCTGACGCTCTCGCGTTCCAGAGGTCCGCCGACATCGGAACGCGCACATACGGCGGGTTCGTGTTCCTGCCAGCGTCCGTCATCGGGACAGCCCACTACCTCACATACAAGATCGACTCGGCGACCTGCGGCGAGTTCTACGACCGCCTCGGCAGCGGCCTGATGCTCACCGCCGACAGCCCCGTCTACGCCCTTCGCAAGAAGGCTGAGATCGACAAGAAGAACAAGGTGGACGTTCCCGACGGCGTCAAGCTCAGCATGATCTTCCTTGCGTGGAACAAGGTCCGCAGGGGTGAGCCGTTGACCGCGATCCGCCTCAAGTCGCCCACCACCGGCGAGGTCATCTACCACGAGCCCAAGTAGCCCCACCGCGGGGCCGTCCACCGCGGCGGCCCCGCCCCTCTCCCCAGATCAGAACGAACGAGAGAAGACCCTCATGCCGCGCATCCGCACTGTGAAGCCCGAGTTCTGGGAGGACGAGCTTCTCGGCGTCATGCCGCGCGATGCCCGACTGCTGTTTATCGCCACGTTCAACATGGCGGACGACGAAGGCATCCTGCGGTGGACGCCGGCCTACATCAAGGCGCAGGCGTTCATGTACGACGACGACCTCACGATCAAGGACGTCGACCAGCTCATGCGATGCCTCACCGACGCCGGCATGGTCTTTCCGTACATCGGCGGGGCAGCCCGGCAGCAGATGGCGGTCGTCGTCAACTTCCGTAAGCACCAGCGGATCAACCGGCCGCAGAAGAGCAAGCTGCCGCCGCCGTCGCTCGGCGCGTGGCAGGCCCGTGAGATGTACGCGCGCCGGGACGCCTGGTGCTGCCAGCTGTGCGGCAGCGAGATCCCGCGGCGGATCGTCGTCAACGACGATCACAACCTCGCCATCGACCACATCCGCCCGGTGGGCGCCGGCGGTACGGACCATCCGTCGAATGTCCGCGCGGCGCACCAGGCGTGCGAGCGGGCCCGGCGCGGCTCCGGTGGCGAGGAGGAGTTCATTCCGCCCGCCGCACTCGCAGGGCTTGAAGACTCACTGAATGAATCAGTGAACCGTTCAGTGAATGCCTCAGTGAACGAATCTCACACAAACGTGAACTATGAGGCTTCGGGCGCTACTGACCGTGATTTTTCTTCACTGAACCATTCACTGACGGAAGGGAAAGGAAGGGAAGGGAAAGGAAGGGAAGGGAACACCCCCCTACCCCCCGTCGAGTCACCCCGCGAACCCACCGTCGCGCAGACGGGCGAGAGGCCCATCGCCGACCGGATGACCGACGCCTTCCTCGAGCGCTTCGCCCGCGGCAACTCCTACAAGCGCCGCCAGGTCCGCACCACCATCGCCGACGCCCTCACCAACCAGACCGACCCGGACGAGCTGTGGCGAGCCATGGAGCAACTCGGCGAGACCAGCAAGCCGGTCACCGCGAACACCCTCCAGTTCGCCTTCTCCAAGATCCGCGGCAACTACCTGCCCGGCAACGTCATCGCCCTCCCCGGCCAGCAGCCCCTCACCGGCACCGACGCCAAGGTCGCCGGCTGGGCCGCGATCGCCGAGCAACTCCGCGAGCAGGGCTCCGCATGACCGGCCGCAGCCTCCCCCCGGACTGCCCGTGCCCGTGGGTGCGCCACCCCGACGGTGATCCGTGGATCCGCTGGCCCGACCCCCACTGCCCACACCACAGCCCGCCCTTCCGGCCCCGACCACCCGCCAACCGCATCCGAAAGGCCGAGCAGTGAACCCCACCGAAGCCGCCGAGCTCCTCGGCCACGCGGCAGCCTTCGACAACCGCAACCCGTCCGCTGCCGCTGCTGTCGCCTGGGCGTCCGCCCTCCACGACGTCCCGCTCGACGCCGATGCGAAAGCCGCCGTCGCCGCCTACTACACGACCGCGCCGCAGAACCCGAACGAGCGGCTGTGGATCCTTCCGCACCACATCCGCACCCTCCGATCGAAGATCCGCAGCAAGCGGCTGGAGAACTTCCAGTACGAGCCCGTCGCCGACGAGACGGACGCCGAGTTCCTCGCCCGCTACCGCGGCCAGGTCCAAGCCATCGCCTCCGGCCGGGCCCCGGCCCCGGCCGGCCGGCTCGCACTGGAGGGCGGTCCGACGAAGCGGTTCATGGACGAGCTGGAGGCTCGCGGCTGGGACGGCATGCGGATCGTGCCCGACTCCGACGAGGAAGCCGTCGCCGACAGTGTTCGCCGTGCTGGCCCGCTCGGCGTGGAGTGCCCCGCCTGCCGGGCCGCGATCGGCCACCCGTGCAAGACGCCGGGGGGCAACGACCGGCAGCCGCTCGGCAAGCCCCGCTTGAAGCCCCACAGTGCCCGCCTGCGCGCCGCTGACGGCGTCCCGGAGGCGACGGAGGCGGAACGGATCGCGCAGGAGCAGCGGATCCGCGAGAGAGCCGCACAGCACCTCGCCCGCCAGGAAGCCGAGATCCCCGACGCCGAGATCGTCGAGGACACCCCGTGACCGCCCCGCCGGAATGGGCCGTCCGCTGCCCGTGGTGCCAGGCCCCGCCCGGCCAGCGTTGCACCAGCCCCCGCGGCCGGCGCCTGCCCATCGACAGCCACGACGCCCGCAAAACCGCATGGACCCGACAGGAGCCCACCCGATGACCACCATCCCGCCCCTCGTCACCGAGCCCGAGCTGGCTGCCTGGCTGACCCACAACATCGGACTGACGGTCTCCGACGACTACGGCACCGCCGAACAGATCCTGACCGCCTTCGACCTCGCCGCCACCGACAGCCCCAGCCTGAACAACCCCCACCGCATCACCGACGCCATCGGCGACGCCCGCGACACCAGCGACGGCCCCTGGACCTTCAAGCCCATCCCCGCCACCGCGGCCGCCACCGAGCTGCTCGTCCGGTTCAGGATCACCAGGAAGCCGGCCAACCACACCCAGCTGCTCGTCGACCTGCCCGCGCCGGTCGTCGTGTCCCGGCACCAGTGCCCGTTCTGCCGCCGCTTCACCCGAGCCGACGCCGCCCAGGTCCGCGACCACATGACCCGCTGCTGGCAAAACCCCGCCCTGCGCTGCTGCAAGACCTGCGTACACAAGAACGAAGCCGGCCCCGAAGACGACGAAGCCTGCACCCACCCGGACGGCCCCGAGCCCGAGGACTACCGCTTCCCCGTCCTCCACTGCCCCATCTGGGCCCCGAAGGGAGCCTGACCGTGACCACGATCCCCGACGCGGCTGTCGCCGTCATCGCCGCCGCCCTCGACGACTACCGGTTGACCACACCCACCAACAGCCAAAACCCCCACGGCGCAGCCGAACGCGCCGTCGAATACCTCGCCTTCAGCGGCTGGACCATCCGCATCGAACCCCAACCCCGCACCACCTGCCCCACCTGCACCGCCCACCCCCTCATCACCACCACCGGCCGCATCCGCCGCCACGGACCCCACACCAACCCCTGCCCCAGCAGCGGACAACCCGCAACCGATCAATACCCCGCGTAACAGGCACACCCCCAAACCGCCCCTTACCAACGGAGGCAACCCCCATGACCAGCACCAACACACCCCGCCGCATCCAACGACACCGCACCCGAGGCTGGCGCAAGCCCGAGAACGCCGTGATCGTCAGCCGCCCCTCCCGCTTCGGGAACCCCTTCACGATCAAGGACGCCATCGAGGCCGAGATGGGCGAGCCCCGCAGCGCCTGCGCCGTCAACTACGGCGAGTGGCTGCGCGTCGGGACCGAGGGCGGCTGGTACGAGGAGACTTACCGCATCGGCCGCCAGGTCTTCGACCGCCGCCGTGTCCTCGCTGACCTTCACCTGCTGCGCGGCAAGGACCTCGCCTGCACGTGCCCGCTTCCCGAGCCGGGCCAGCCCGACCACTGCCACGCAGCCGTCCTGCTGCGCCTCGCCAACAAGCCCGCCTGAGGAGCCCCCTGTGTCCAGCCCGCTCACCCCCCAGCAGTGCGACGACATCGACACCCGCGCCAACGCCGCCACCCCCGGACCGTGGACCGTCGAGCTGGAGCAGTGCGACTGCTCCGACGGCCTGTGCGGCCACGGCACCTACGTCAGCGCGGTCTACGCCAACGGCGAGCGCCGGACCGACTTCACCGACTTCCCGGACGCGGACTGGCAGTTCACCATCCACGCCCGCACGGACGTCGCCGCCCTCCTCGCCACGGTCCGCCACCTCACCAAGCGCGTCGCCGAGCTGGAGGCCTACGCCTACGGCTGCGACGCCGAAGGCTGCACCATCCCGCACTCCTCGTGGTGCGAGGTCGCGAAGAAGACCGCCGCCCAGAACGACGGCTGCACCTGCGGCCAGCCCTGGATCGGACACCCGCAGCCCCACGCCATGCACTGCTGGACCGTCAACCCGCCCCGCGCCGAGGTCCAGGAGATGCGCAAGAAGGTCGCCGAGGTCATCGCAGGCAGGGACTCCGCAGCGATCGAGCTGCGAGAAGCCGCCCGGAAGGCGATCACCAAGGCGGAAGCCGAACGCGACGCCACCCGCACCAAGACGCTGGCGATCGAGGCCGACGAGATCGTCGCGCACTGCCCAGACCACGGCACCAAGGACCGCGTGTGGATGACCTGCCACTGCCCCGTCGCCGACGACCTGCGCCGCCGCGCCGCCGCCCCCTCCTCCGTCTGAGCCCGTCCCGCCAACACCCAGGAGCACACATGAGCAGCCGGCCCTTTCCCGACGAGGCCGCGGAGTGGATCCGCCTCAACGTCCTCCCGCCGCTGTGGCGCAGCAACGACGGCATCGACGAACTCCGCTTCTGCCTCTGCCAGGCCCCGCCGTCCGACTGGCTGCATGGTGCCGTCGAGCCCGCTGCCCGCCTGTGGAACCGCGACGGCCGCGCCCTCGCTTGGGGGCCGGTCGGTGAGACGACGAAGTTCCTCGGCCCCCGGCATCTGATCGAGGTGTGGCACGCCGACCGCGTCTGCAAGCGACGCCGACAGCCCACCCCGTGACCGCAAGCCGGCCCGCTCCTGCAGCAATCAGGAGCGGGCCGTGCCCCCAGCATCCCACCCCCGGCCGTCCCGGCCAGCGTGAAAGGAACCCGATGACCGCCCGATACCGCAACCGCACCGCCGAAGTCGAAGCCGTCCAGTGGACCGGCGAGAGCAACTGCGAGGAGGTGTTCGCCTTCCTCGGGCTGGAGCACCCGGACGACGAAATGGACCACAGTGTGATCCACATTGACGCGCCTGGAGGCACGGCGACCGCGCAGCATGGCGACTGGGTCGTGCGCAACGAGCGCGGGGAGTTCGGCGTCTGCACGCCGGGCCTGTTCGCCGCCGCCTACGAGCCCGTGTCGTCTGTCGGGCGGGTGCCCGACACCAGCCACACGGCGCGGGAGCAGCTCCTCGACGCCCTCGACTTCTCGTACTGCCTGGGTCTCGGCTTTGAGACGCCGGAGATGCTGCTCGCCGCCTACGACGCATCCCGGACGGTGCCGCCCGCGCCCGCCGACCGGGCGGCCGTCTGCATCTGCGGGCACACCGAGCAGCAGCACTTCGAGGACGTCTGCATCACCGACATCACCGGCTGCGACTGCAGGGACTTCATCCCCCCGGCTGCCGCCCGCGAGGTCATCGCCCGCTGGCGAGACGCCGCGACGCGGAAGAACGCCGACCGGACGGCCGTACTGCGGCAAGCCGTACACCGCGCACCACGCCGCCCGCCCCGTCTCGTGACGTCAGTCGGCTCGGCCGGCAGCAACCCGGCCGAGCCACGCATCAACCTACCCGCCGGCCCGCCCGCGGCCGGCGCACCCACCACCGGAAGGAACCCCATGACCCAGCCCGAGACGCCGGCCGACTGCCGACGCTGCCGCCATGACGAGCGCACCCGCGGCGTCATCCACCTGTCGACGTTCCAGCTGTACCCGCCGGACCACGCGGACGACTGCCCGGTCGGACTGCGCGACCGGATCGCCGGGCTGTTCCGGTCCCCTCCCGGCGGCGAGCGTCTTGGCGACGCAACGCCGGGCGAGATTGCTGATGCGGTGCTGGCCGTGCTGTCTGCGTCTGCTGGTCGTGCCGCCGCCCTCACCGAAGCCGCCGCGCGGCTGGAGGCGCTGGACCCGGTCGAGGCTGCGCTGGCCGGACAGCACGCGTGGCGGGACGCTGCCGCCTTGCTGCGTCGTCTGGCTGCCGAGGCGCACGACGGCGACACACAGGACGACGGGGCCCTGCGCGCCAAGGTCGAGGAGGCCACGGCCACGCTCCGCCGCGTGCGCGCCGTGGCCAAGGACTGGGAGCAGCGGGTGCTACCGCACTCTCAGGCACACCGGTTGTTCGTGGAAGTGCGTGACGCTCTGGCCGGGCCTCGGCCCGATGACGACGGGCCGCTCACCGAGGAGCAGATCGTCCGGAGCCACGTCACCACCGTGCACCTGATCAGCGAGCAGCTGGCGACGGTCGAGTCTTGGCTGTGGGAGCGGCTGGCCGAGGTCCGTGCTGCCACGTCTGCCGTCCCGCCGGTGGGGTCCGCCGAACCGCAGGACGAGACGGGGACGCGCGCCGTCTGCGTCTGCAGCCACACCCGCGCCGAGCACATCACCGTCAGCGGCCGACTTCTCTGCGACGCCTGCGACCCCGACAGCACCAGCAACCTCGTCTGCCGGGGGTTCGACGCCCTGTGAACGAGCGCCAGCTGAATGCCTGCGGGTTCTCCATCGAGACGATCGCCGCCGAGTACGAGACCGACGCCGCCCTAGCCGAGTGGCCCGACAGCCCGCGGTCGTTCCCGCCCGTCGGGCACTACTTCTACGCCGCGTTCAGGGCGGAGGACGATCAGCGCACCCTCGACTACGCCGCCGCCGCAACCGCGAGGGAGACGCCCCGTGGCTGAGTTCACGTCCGAGACCGTGACCCGCACCATCCGCCGTTGGATCGTGCCCGCCGCCGAACCGTGGGGTGCCGCAGCAGCCGAGATCGGCAAAGCGTGGGCGGCGGCCGAGCTGGACTACCGCAGGCACCACGGGATCCCGAAGGAGCAGCCGCTCCACGACGACGCGCTCCGGTTCCACGTCCGCGACGAGGAGATCGTCATCGAGTTCACCGAGGAGACGAAGGCGTGAGGGCGTGGCGGCGGCTGTCCCGTCGGGCCACAGCAGGCCCGAGACGGCCTCTGAAGGCCCCTCTCGCGCCCGATCTCCGCTCCAGCGTCGCTCCGGACGCCGAACCCGCACAGAGGCGCTCAGAGCCGCCGACACGAAAGGAAGCCACCTGATGCCACCCCGTCTCGCCGAAGACCTCCCCACCTCCCGCATCGTCGGAGCCCGCATCCACGCCCTCCGCACCGCACACGGCTGGTCCCAACGCCACCTCGAACGCCTCACCAAAGCCGCAGGCAAACCCATCGGGTTCGCCACCATCGGCCGCCTCGAACGAGGCCGCGACCCACACGCGCCAGCCGTCGCCGTCATCGTCGACGACCTCGTCGTCCTCGCGACCGTGTTCGGCCTGAGGCCGGAGCAGCTCCTCACCGCGCCCGCCTGCTTCGCCTGCATGGACCATCCGCCCGCCGGGTTCGCCTGCCGCACCTGCGGAACCGAAGCCTGACCCGCGTCTTCGGGGGCTCGCACCACGCACCCCCAACCAGCACAAGGAGCAACATGACCCCCGCCGACGAACCCACGACCGCTGACCGCCTCCAACACCTGCACGCCATCTCCGGCTTCGACTGGGGTCTGATCGCGAACCTCACCGACGTCAGCCTCATGACCGTCCACTACGGCCTCACCCGGCCCACATTCCGCTACCCGCGGCGCGCAGCCGACCGCCTCGAAGCGCTCATCACCGTCGTCGAATCGTCACCCGCCACCACACCTGAGGGCCGCCACGAGTGGATGCGCGAGTCCATCGTCGACGGGCGTACCCGCATCGAGTGGTTCGCGGCCCTCGGTCGCCGCAACCGTGTCCCTTTGCAGGGCAGCGGCTACACCCCGGCGCAGCTCCTCGGCGGCCCGTCGTGACCCCCGATCTCGCCGTCGCCCGTACCTGCCGCGCCCTCACCCTCGCCACCCTCACCACAGCCGGCTGGCTCGCCGCCAACGACTGGCCCTGGTGGCTCGTTGCCGTCGTGGCGTGGCCTGCACCCAGCCTCCTCTACCTCCACGCACGCAGCCGACACCACACCCGGAGCAGCACATGACCGAGAAGCCCCTAGACGCCCGTCAGATGCTCACCGACCACGGCATCCCCGAAGACGTCATCGACGGCATCCTCACCGTCCACGCCCACCAGCTCGCCGAGCACATCCGTGGCGAGTCGGCGCGCGGCCGGAAGTCAGGCCTCACCCGGATCTACTACCGGGACGCAGCCGACATGATCGACCCCCAGGCCCACGACGACCCGCTCACCGTGCTCCGCGCCATCGAGGAAGCACCCGGCTACGCGCTCGTGCCTGGCTGCCCGCACTGCCCCGACGGCCACACCCCGCCCGACCACGGCCAGACCTGGGGCGCGTTCCTCAGCCCAGAGCGGGACGGCGACGGGCAGCCCATGCAGATCATCGTCTGCCGGTCGGCAGGCGCGCACGTCGCCGAGTCCGACGCCGAGTGGATCCGAGGACGCCTCAACGACACCAGCGAGCAGCCGTGACCGGCCCGTCGAGTAGCCCGCGCGGCGAACACGCCGGCACACCCGGCGTCACCTGGGACACCACCCTCGTCCGCACCGAAACCGTCATCGACCTCAACGCCCCCAACCCCACACCCAACCGCGCCACCCGCCGCGCCCTCGCACGCGCCCGACGGAAGAAGCAGCGATGACCGACCCGATCCTCGCCCGCATCACCGGCGTCCTCCACGACACGGCCGCCGGCTACCCCGACGACGTAGCCCGCGCCGTGTACGCGGCGCTGAAGCCCGAGCTGGACGCGTTCGCCGCCCTCCGCCAGGTGGCGCGCGGCTACTGCCCCGACTGCGGACGCGGCGACGCAGCACCCACCGTCGACGACTGGGAGCAGCAGAAACAGCGCGCCGACACGGCAGAGAAACAGCGGGACGAGCAGGCTGCCGAGGTGGAGCGCCTCGCAGACTGGGTCCGGGCCGTCAGCAAGCGCGCCAAGACGGCCGAAGCCGACCGGGACCGCTGGCACGACGAACTCGCCGTCAACGAGAAGGACCGCGTCGCCGCCATACAGCGCGCCGACCGGGCCGACGAAGCCGCCCGCCTCGCCCTCGAGCAGCGGCAGCAGATGGCCGCCGAACGGCACACGTGGCAGGAACGCGGCGACCGCGCCGAAGCCGCCCTCACCCGCGCCCGGGACGCCTGCGACCAGCTGCGTCGTGCCGCCGTCCTCGCCGACGGCCAACCCCACACCGACCGCGAACGCGGCATCGTCCACGCCATCGACCGCATCCACACCGCCCTCGACACCCCGGAGCCCACCCCATGACCGACCAGCACCGCTACACCGCCCGCCCCGTCGACCCCGACCTCGAACGCGCCGCCCTCGAACGCGCACGACAAGCCGCAGCCGACAGCGAAACCGCCGCCGCCTGGTACGCCACCCACAGCAGCACCGAGAAGGAACGCGACCAGTACGGCCGGGAAGCCGACCGCCTCCGTTGCGACTGGACCACCATGCGCGACCGCGCCGAACAAGCCGAAGCCGTTGTCGCAAGGGTCCGAGAAGCAGCGGCCTGGATCTGCCGCAACTACCCCGGCCTCACCACCGCCAACGAACGACTCGCCGCCGCCCTCGACACCGAGCCGGCAGCGACCGACGTTCCCGAGCTGATCGCCGAGGAAGCCCGCGACCTCGCCGCCGAACTCGCCACAGACCTGTACCGCGCCCAAGACGCGCTCGCGTTCGTCGCCGAATGCTGCAACATCGCCGACCGAAACCAGCAGGCCATCACCACCGGCGACGTCCGCACCTGGTTGAAGGGCGCACAGTGCGGGCGGCAACTCGCCGCCGACCAACCCGACCTGCACGACAAGATCACCGAGGTAGCGGCCGAAGCGACCGGCGGAAGTTGTTCGCCCGCCGCACCAGAAACAGAACCGAACGACCCGCCCCGTCCGCCCACCGTTTGACACGCCTGCGAGCATGAACCTGCCGCCCGTGTTCCAGCTGGCACACAGGCGGCACGGGCTGGAACCCCGGTGATGCACAGCGAAGGCCCCCGCCGATACGTCGGCGGGGGCCAGCTGTATGCGGGGGCTACGGACGTTAGACCTCCTCGGGCTGCGGCGGCTCGTCGGCCATGCGGCGCAGCTCGTTCGCCGCAGCGTTCACGTCGTGCATGTGGTCGTCCGTCAGATCCCGCAGCGTCTCGGACTCGTCCAGCGCATCGGCAGCCTGACGGAGGACAGCCGCCCGGAAGGCGTCGATCCTCTCGGATGCCTTCTCCGAGTTGTCCGGCGAATGCGGCTTGCCCTGCATCGCGAACGCGTACAGGTCTGCGCGGGCGGTCATGGGATCTCCTTGCTGCTCGGGCGGGTAGCGCCGCTTCTTGCGTGGCTGCTTGGGGTTCGCCTTAAAGAACGCGGCCACCTCGTCCTCGCGGAAGCGTGGCCGCGTGCTGCCCTCGCCCTCGACAGGGGAAGGGAAGACGCCAGTCCGCCGGTACGTGTGGATCGTCTGACGGCTGACCCCGTGCTCCGCCGCGATCTCGGTGGTGGTCATCAAGCGCGGGCTCCCCTCTGGTTCAGGGCTCTTGGGCACGGCAACATCCTCCCTGATCTGCTTGACGTTGTAAAGCAGATCGTGCACTCTGGAACGGCACCAACAAGTACGGCCCCGACCGAGATCTCACCCTCGGTCGGGGCCACCACCACCCCTGCCCTAACAGGAGCGATGACTGTGCAAGAGCGTACCGACACGCCCCCGCAACAACCCACCCCCACGCAAGAGCTCCCGCCCCCGGCCGCCGCCGCCCTGCAACGCCTCGAGCAGGCGTTCGCCACCCACCCGCGCCAGCAGCAGGCGGCCCAGTCATGAGCGGCCAGCAGCCCGAACACACACGCCCCACCGGCAACCCGCAACAACCCCTCCCCATACCCGCACCCCGCCCACACCCCGACGACAGCCTCCCCCGCCGCACCCCCGGAGGCTCCCTGTGAGCGACCAGCCGCACCCCAACCCCGCCGTCACCGACCTGAACGCCACCGCCGCGCAACTCCACCAGCGCGCCGCCCAGGACTACGCCGCCGCGCAAACCGCCGCCCGCCAGCGCGACGCACAAGGCGGCACCGAACAACGCGACGGCATCCTCCACGGCGAAGCCTGACCCCCCACCAGCCGCCGGGCCGGCGACCACCAACCACCCCGTCACCGCCGGCCCGGCACCCCGACCCGAAAGGAACCCCCCATGTTCGGACGCAAGAAGCAGACCCAGCCCGAGCCGCCCCAGCCCGCCGAGCCGCACGTCGTCGAAGACATGCTCCACCTCGAACGCAAACCGCCCATCAGCCGCGTCGTCTGGTCCGACGGCCACATCGACTACGTGAAGCCCGGCGAAAGCATCCCCAAGCGCTGACCGGCTGTCCGCGTCGCCCAGCCCAGCCCTGCGCTGGGCGGCAAGGAGAACCGACCAGCACCACACCCCGTCCGCTTCGCTCCGTGAGGAGTCCGTCATGGCACGCCGCCCCAACCCGCTGCTCCGCAACCTGCTCGCCGCCAGCCTCATCATCCTCGCCGCCATGCACCCCACCGCCATCACACAGATGGTGCGCCTCGGCGTCGGCCTCGTCCTCGCCATCGCCCAAGGCGCAGCCGACGCCATCACCGCCAACCCCGGCCCCGCCGCCCTCCTCGCCCTCGCCGCCTACATCACCCACCAGATCCGCCACCAGCCCGCACACGCACACACCCGCCGCACCTGACCCCCACCGACCGACCGGAGGCACCCCGTGAACACCCCGACCGTCCGACCGGTCACCCGCAACGGCCGCACCCACTACATCGAGCAGCCCCCGAAACTCCCGCCGCTCACCCCCGACGAGATCATCCTGCGCGCCGTCGCCGCCGCCACCGCCGTCGTCGTCATCGGGGCACTCATCTGGTCCACCGTCAGCGTCGGCGGCATGCTCAGCCAGGTCGCCCCCGCGTGGGCCTCCTACATGATCGCCGCCGCGTTCGACCTTGCCTGGATCATCTCCATGGCGATCGAATACGTCCTGCGCTTCGAACCCCGCCGGCAGAAGATCCCCAAGACGATGGGCTGGTTCGCCCTCCTCATCTCCATGGGCGCGATCTTCACCCACGGCGCACTCCTCGACCACCCGTGGATCGGAGTGTTCGGAGCCGCCGTGTCCGCCCTCGCAAAGGGCCTGTGGTGGCTCCTCATGTTCGCCACCAGCCGGCGCCTCGACTCCGACACTCAGGCCTGGCTGTCGCTGGAGCTCGGCGAGATCCATGCCCGGCGTGCCGAGCAGAACGCCCTCGCGAAGGTCAACCGGGAGCGGGAACGCTACGCCCTGGACCAGCCCGCCGAACCGCCGATGGTCCGCCTGGATCGGGCCGCCGTGCCAGCCCAGTCCACGCCGGTTCAGGCGGCTGACCTGCCGGTGGACCAGATCGAACCGGCCCCCGAACCGGTACCGGTCCACACAGTCCAGGCCACCGCGAACCGGCCGGCCCAGCCCGTCCAGGCCAAGGACCAGGTCGCCGAACTCCACCAGCGCCTCAAGCGCGGCGACCACATCACCAAAGCCAAAGCCGCGGAGATCCTCGGCGTCCCCGAGTCGACCGCCTACCGGCGCCTCACCGCCGCACAGGCCCTGCTGAACCAGTACAACTGACCGCCGCCCGCCTGGCCCCCGCCACCACAGCGGGGGCCGTGCCGTCTCCGGAGCCCACCGTGAAGATCACCCGTAGTGACGTTGCGGCAGCCGTCGCCCTGCCCAGCCTCGTCTCCGCCGCCGCCTACGCCGCAGACATGCAGTACGCCGACCACGCCGCCGCCGTCGAGTTCATCACCGCAGCCGCAGCGGGGAAACTGTCGTTCGTCGCCTTCGCCAAGAAGTGGCCGCAGCCCCTCGCCTGGGGCGCAGCAGCAGCCACGGCGGCGTTCACGCAAGCCGGCATCACCACCGTGGCCGCAGGTGCGCCCGCCGTCTACGCGTGGCTCGTGTCCGTCGCCCTCGCCGGCGCGGCCCGCGGCGTGTACCGGCACCACGTGCGGCACGACCGTGTGAAGCTCGCCATGGAACAGACCCGCCTCGACACGGCGATGATCCGGCAGCAGATGGCCCACCACGCCCTGGTCCAGAAGACCATGCCCGAACCGGTCCAGTCCGGACCGGACCTGACCGGCCGGACCCCGGAGGAGACCAGGCTGCGGACCGTGGTCCACGAACTGTTCGCTGCGGTCCTGCCGGGCTGCACCGTGGAACGGACCAGGACCGGATGGACCGCAGTCCTCGACCTGCCCGTGAACCTGGACCGCGACAAGCTGCGGACCGCATGGCCCAAGGTGGCCTCCGGCATGGGCGTGGCCGGGGAGTTCATGCTCGAGGACGGTGTCCTCACGAACCAGCTCGTCGCCCGGTTCATCGACGGCGACCCCCTCGCGGACGTGGTCCCCTACGCCCGGCAGACCGCGGCCCGGTTCACCGACCCCATCGTCCTCGGCGTGGACCGGTTCCTGAACCCGGTCACAGTTGAACTGGCCTACGCGCACGCCCTGGTCGCTGGTTCGTCGAAGTTCGGTAAGTCCACCCTGGTTCGGTCCATAGTTCTCCAGCTCGCGGACCGGCCCGACATCGTGGTCTACGGCTGCGATCTCAAGCCGGGGGCGCCGGAGATGACGCCGATGCTGCCGCTCCTCCAGGACCTGGCGCAGACACCGGAGCAGGCGCACGCTTTCCTCGACTGGCTCAAGGCCGAACTCGGCGAGCGCGGCGAGATCCTCGCGCAGGCCGGTGACCAGGAGTGGGACCCGGTCAAGCACGGCCGGCCCGCGCTGTGGGCGGTGTTCGACGAGCTGGCGGAGCTGGTGAGGCAGGCTGACGGCGGTCCATGGAAGAAGGATCCGGCGTCGAAGAAGCTGGAATCGCTGCTCGCTTTGGCACGGTTCGCGGGCATTCATCTCATCGCCGCGACCCAGCAGCCCAGCCGGAAAGTCTTCGGTGGGACCACCGACGCCCGCGGTAACTACAGCGTCCGCATCTCCACACGGATGGCGGACCGGGACCACCGACGGTTCATCTTCGGCACCACCCCCGGATGGGAGCCCGGCGACCTCGACGCGCCCGGAAAGTTCCTCCTCCAGTCCCCGGACCACCAGCAGCCAGCCCCGTACAAGGGGATGTGGCTGACGAAGGACGAGTTCACGGCCGAGGTCGCCCGGATCGGGAGGGAGACGGCGAAGGCCCCGGTGGGGAAGCGTCTGATCCTCCCGGTGTCTGGCGCGACGAATCAGGATCGGGTGAAGGCGGCGCTCGGCAAGTATGGCAACGCCACTCGGCGGGAGCTGGAGGCGGCGACCGGCCTTGATGAGCGGCAGGTGTTGAAGGCGATAGAGGGCCTGAAGCCCGACGTCGAACGCACCGACGCCGGTACCTGGCGGATGGTGCCTGGGGAGGCGTGGGAGACGCAGACGGTTTCCGTGCCTTGAACGGCATGTTCCCGCAGGTCGGAGGGTGTGCGGGGTAGGTCCCGTACCCCGTCCCGTGGCGAGGCGTCGGCGGTCCCTTGAACGGGTGCCGCGCGGACCTCCTACAGGACCGTTTGACACTGCTGGAAGACTGCTCCCAGCAGCCGGTCCGCTCCGTGCCTGCTGCGCTTGAAGGCCCGTCGCAGCGTCCCCCGCCGACGGGCCTTCGCCCATTCCTTCCCGGACTGTCGGCGGGTGGGGCTACGATCCCGGGCATCACACTCCTGGGGGACCCATGCGCCACACCGTCACCGTCGTGCTGCTCGCCGTCGCGCTTGCGACCGCCGGCTGCTCCAGCTCGGACAGCGGCAGCGGCAAACCGTCCGCGTCTGTGTCTGCTGCGCCGGTCGTCAGCAAGGCCGCCCTGTATCTGGCGGACGCGCGGCAGGTGACGTTCACGGGGACGCCGCCGGACAACGAGCTGTTGATCTTCCCGCCGCAGTGGTGCGCCGCCCTGGGTGAAGGCCACAGCGTGGAATGGCTCCTCGGGGAAGGCGACCTGTACCCGAACGGGCCCGAGTGGGGGACGGCGAAACCGGACGCTTATGGGCTGGTGGTGGCCGGGGTGAAGGCGTACTGCCCGGGATCGTTGCCTGCGGTGCAGGATGAGTTGCGGGAGGTCGGCGCGTACTGACCCGCATGTAGAGGCCCCGCACCGGATCGGACCGGGCGGGGCCTTCGTCATGCCGTGGGCTGGTTACTGCCTCAGCAGGAGGGCTTCGTACTCGTCGCACTCCCCACGCTCATCGTTGCGCTGGTCGCACCACTTGCTGTGCTCGTGGATCTCGTACTTGCCGTCTCCGGCCGTGGCGCACTCGCCGCAGCAGTACGCGATGCCAAGTTTGACCTTGCGCATGCAGTCTGGCTTGAGGCACTTCCGGAGCTGGACCGGGAACCCTAGCGGCGTGCTCATATCGGCTCCCCGTCCCATTCTTCCTGCTTGGCGTGGATGCGCCGCATCGTCTCCGCTGGACCGAGGGCGATTGTGCCGTCCGATCGGGTGACGTCTACCGGCGCGCACCAGCCTTGGTCGGCTCCGGCGGTGAGGAAGTTGATCGCGTCGTCGATGGTCGGCTGAGGCCGTTCGTGCAGCTGGCCGCCTCGGTAGTAGCGAGCCGTGAAGTCGTTGCTCATGTCGGCTCCTCGTCCGGGCGCACCAGGCCCACGCCGACGTGCGGGTCGATGACCCGGAGGAGCACGTCCCGCGCTGCCTCGCTCATCGGGTGGTCTCCTCGCTGCCCTGCGGGCGCTCCGGGGCGAGCTTGCCCACGGTAGGCGGCCTCTTCCGCTCCACTCCGAGCGCACGGGCGCGGCGGCGGAACACCTCGGGTGTGAGCCCGGTCCACGCGGCGAGCTGGCCGACGGTTGCGCCGGCCTTCAGCGCGCGGTCGGCGGACTCCAGCATCTCGGGCTTGAGGGTGCGCTCGCCTTCGTAGTGGGTTTTGTAGCGGGCGAACGTGTCTGCGTCGTCTCGGGGTGGGGCGTAGTCCTTCGGCATGCCCTCATCCTCGCACAACAGGTAGCCCTACCGTAAGAGCTAGGCGTAGCCCTATTGACAGGGCTATGCGTTGGCCTCATGATGGAGGTATCACCACGACCGAGGGGGCACCCGATGAGGCACACCAAGACCGAGACCACCACCCAAACCCTCACCCGCCTCATCACCGCCCTCGACAAGCAGCAGCCCATCACCATCACCTACGTGCGGTCGGACGACACCACCACCGTGCGGACCATCGAGATCTACGACGTCATCGTCAGCGCCGCCGGCGACATCCTCCTCAAGGCCATGGACCGCGAGACCGGCGAAGCCCGCAGCTTCCGCATCGACTCCGACCGGCTGATCTCCTACACCGTCCACCGCAGCGCCTACGTGACCGCCCGCCCCGCCGCCGACGACAAGCCGGCCCGCACCACCGGCCTCGCCACCGTCACCGTCCTCTACCCCGTCGACTGCCCCGCCACCGCCCGCGTTCAGCTCCTCGCTGACGCTTTGACCGCCTGACCCGAACGGAACCCGTAATGCGCACCTACGCCACCGCCCAGCAAATCGGCGACCGCTCTCATCAGTGCGACGCCACCGCCACCGCCACCGGCCCCAACGGAGTGCGCGCCTACGCCCTCCTCGACGGGATCGGCTCCACCGACGACGTCCGCGACTGGACCCGCGCCGCGGCCCGGAGGCTGGCCCGCGCCGCCGCCTACCACGCCGATGCGGAGGCCGGCCTGCGCGCCCAGTACGCCCGGTACGCGGCCGACCCGGAGCGCAGCGACCCCTGGCGGCCCGAGCTCCCGAACGCGTGCGCGGTCGTCGCCGTCGCCATGCCACGCTGGCTTACCGTCGCCTGGTGCGGCGACACCCGCGCCTACCTGATGGTCCGCGGTACGGTCCAGTGCCTCACCCAGGACCACAACCGGCGGCGCGTCTTCGGCGGGAATCGCAACATCGTCACCTCCTGGCTCGGCAACGCCGAGACGGACGACGAGGTGAAGAACCACTCTGGGCATCCCGCGATCGAGTCCGTCACCCGCCGCCTGGAGAATGCCCGGCTCCTCCTCGCCTCCGATGGGGCGTATGAGCCGCTAGAGGACTCCTGCCGTGATCTCGCCGACTACCTCATCGGTGACGTGGGTGAGACGGCGCAAGGTTTCGTGCAGGCCGCGATCGACCATGCCAGCGCGCACGCCGACAACGCGACCGTGCTGATCGCCGACCTCCGCACCACCTGACCCCAGCCGACCCCAACAGGAGTCCCGCATGCTCGGCATCACGCCCCTCGCCGACGTCCTCGACATGCTCACCCCGGACGACGACGACACCCCCGACGCCCTCACCGTGCGGGACATCCTCGACTACAAGCGGCGCTCCGCCCACTACGCCGACCTGCTGGAGGAGATCCGCCGGGACGGCATGGCGCTGCCCATCATGATCCGCACCTACAACGGGCGGCCGTGGCTGGTCGACGGGCATCACCGTGTGGCTGCGGCTGTGGATCTCGGTATCACGCATTTGGTGTGGTCGGATCTGCCGTTGGAGTTGGAGGACCGCCCCCACAATCCGATGCTCCGCGGCAACTGGGGCCCGTACCGGCCCGCTGCTGCCGCCTAGGGACTCCGACCGCCCCCACCGCCCGCCCGACCACGACAGGATGAACCACATGACCTACCGCCTGATCGTCACCCGCCCCGACGGATCCCAGGCCCACGCCACCACCGAGCCCCTACCGACCCGGCACGCTGTCGCCCTCTCCGCTCTGCGCGTGCTCGCCGCCAAGAACATCGCCTTCGGTAAGGCGGGGCTGGCGTTCGGCCGCGAACTGCGGGACGCCGCCCTCGGCGAGACCCTGACGCACGAGCCCTCGGGCTACGCCTTCCGCACCGAGGCATTCTGACCGCCCGCCTGACCCCTCGCCGCCGCCTCGAACCCGCCACCAAGGAGAACCCGCATGGGACGCGAAATCCGCCGAGTACCCCTCGACTTCAACTGGCCCCTCAATAAGATCTGGGAAGGCTTCCTCAGCCCCGACAGCCTCGACGGCGAGAAGTGCCCCGACTGTAAGAGCGGCCACTCCCCGCAGGCGCAGAACCTGCACGACCTCTGGTACGGCTACATTCCCTTCGACCCCACCAGCACCGGATCAACGCCGTGGCGCCCCGACACCCCAGCCATCCGGGCCCGCGCCGAACGCAACATCACCGACGCACCCGACTTCTACGGCAGCGGCGAGAACGCCATCGCCCGCGAGGCGCAGCGGCTCGCCGATCACTTCAACAACGGGTGGATCCACCACCTCTCGCAGGACGACGTGGACGCGCTCATCGCTGCCGGGCGACTTCACGACTTCACCCACACGTGGACTCGCGAGGACGGCTGGCAGCCCAAGGACCCGCCCGTCACGCCGACCGCCGCACAGGTCAACGAGTGGTCACTGTCCAGCTTCGGCCATGACGCGATCAACGCCAGCGTCGTCGTCAACGCCCGCTGTGAACGCGAGGGCGTCAACCCGACCTGCCAGACCTGCGACGGCCACGCCACCATCGAGGCCTACCCGGGACAGCGCGCCGACGCCGAAGCGTGGGAGTCCACCGACCCGCCCAAGGGCGACGGCTGGCAACTGTGGGAGACCGTGACGGAAGGCTCTCCGGTCAGCCCCGTCTTTGCGACCGCCGAGGAACTGGCGTCGTGGATGTCCGACCCGGAGCGCGGCGACCGCTGGGTGCCCCCGGCCGTGGCTGCAAAGTTCATCGCCGACGGCTGGGCCCCCAGCTTCGTCGGCACCGCGAAGACCGGGCTTGTGTCCGGCGTGGAATGGGTCGGCACCCAAGACGACGCCTGACCCCGTACCGTTCTGCGGCCCCCTCCCACACCAGGAAAAGGGGGCCGCCACCATGCCCGGAAGATCACCACCCCAAGCCGCGCCACACTGGATCCCATGACCGCCTACCCGGCGCGCTGCCCCGCCCGCAATTTGAACGGCCGCATGTGCTCCCACCGCGCCGGACAAGGAACCAAACACCCCGGCCTCGGCACCTGCATCTGGCACCGCGGCGCAAACCGACACGTCGAGGAGGCATGGGCCATGGCGCAGGAGATCGCCGCCGAACGCAACATCACCCCACACGAGGCCCTACTCGGCCTCGTCCAAACCGCATCCGCCCGCGCCACCTGGACCGACACCATCATCGCCACCCGCATGCGCGAACACCTCGACAACGGCGGCGACCCCCTCAAGCCGCCCGCTGACGTCATGCCCTGGCTGAAGCAGTCCCGCGAAGAACGCAAACTCGCCGCGACCACCGCCAAACAAGCCGTTGACGCCGGCGTCATGGTCGCATTGGAACGCCGCCTGGACCTCGAAGGGGAACTTGTTGCGACAGTCCTCGGCGGCGTCCTCGACTCCCTCAACCTCGACCCCGACCAGCGAACAGCCGCCCTCGGAACCGCGCAACAGCTCCTCCTCGAAGCGGGCAGCCCGGCCGCCAACACCCCGGAATGATCACTCCCCTAGGGCTGGCACCCTGCCGCGCATGCGCATCCTCCTCACCGGAGCCGCAGGCTTCGTCGGCTCCCACGTCCTGCGGCACCTCCTCGCCCACACCGACGCGGACATCGTGACCCCATGGACGCTCCGCCATCACGGCAACACCCAACGCCTCGCCGCAGCCCTCGACGAAGCCCCCCAGCCCGGAGCGTGGAACCACCGGGTCACCACGGTCATGCACGACCTCGCCTGCCCCATGCCCGCCACGATGATCGAAGAGATCGGGCCCGTCGACTACATCCTCAACATCGCCTCCAACAGCGGCGTCGAGGAATCCATCGCCGACCCCGCCCGCTTCGTCCGCAACAACACCGAGCTGATGGTGAACCTGCTCGAGTACGCCCGGCAGGTGAAGCCGAAGGTGTTCCTCCACATGGACACCGACGAGGTATACGGGCCCGCCCCCGCCGGGTACGCGCACCGCGAATGGGACCCGATCATCCCCTCGAACCCCTACGCCGCATCCAAGGCGGGACAGTCCGCACTCGCAACCGCCTGGTGGCGCACCTACGGACTGCCCGTCATCCTCACCCGCACCATGAACCTCATCGGACCGGCACAAGGCCCCGAGAAGTTCGTCCCGACCGTCCTACGGAAGGTCCTCGCCGGGGACACCGTCCCCATCTACTCCAGCCCCGACGGCACACCCGGAAGCCGCTACTGGATCGACACCCGCGAGTTCGCCGGCGCATGGCTGCACCTCCTCAACACCACCACCCCCCAGCGCTACCCCGAAGATGACCGGCCGTCCCTGTGGCACATCGTCGGTGAGGAACGCTCCAACCTCGACGTCGCCCACATGATCGCGGACATCGTCGGCAAGCCCCTCAAGTACGATCCGGTCTCCTTCCACGCCTCCCGCCCCGGCCACGACCTGCGCTACGCCCTCGACGGAACGAAACTCGCCAACGCCGGCTGGCGGCCCACCCGCTCCCTGGAAGAGACCCTCCGCGACATCGTCACCTGGTACGTCGACAACCCGGCCTGGCTGAAGATGACGGAGACCCAAGCGTGAAGGGCGTCATCCTCGCCGGCGGGCGCGGCACCCGCCTTGGCGACTCGACGCGGGTCGTGAACAAGCACCTGCTGCCCGTGTACGACGAGCCGATGATCTACCGGCCGATCGGCACACTCCGCGGGATGGGCGTCACCGACATCCTCATCGTGACCGGCGGGGAGCAGGTCGGCGGGTTCGCGCAGCTCCTCGGCTCCGGGTTCACGTACCGGGTGCAGGAACACCCGGACGGGATCGCCGGTGCGCTCGCCCTCGCGGAGGGCTATGTCGACGGTTTGTTCCCGGTGATCCTCGGCGACAACTATTTTTCCGCGCGGTTCACGATGCCGGGCCGGCCATCGATCTACACGAGCCACACCGACCGGCCTGGCGCGTTCGGCGTGTACGACCCGACCGGTCGGCGGATCGTGGAGAAGCCGAAGGATCCCGTGTCTGACCTCGCAGTGACCGGCCTGTACGTGTACGACGGCGGCGTCTTCGACGTCATCCGCACATTGGCGCCGTCGGCGCGTGGGGAGTTGGAGATCACCGACGTCAACAATCGGTATCTGGCCGGCGGTCTGATGGATGTGTGTGAGGTGCCAGGGGTGTGGTCGGACATGGGGACGCCGGATTCGTTGCTGCGGGCGGCACTGCATGCGCAGGCGGCTACCGAATGAGGCAAGGAGCAGTAACCGTGACCACTAGGCCAGTTCCCAGGCGCTTCGCCGCCGTATTGATCGCCGTCGCCACGTTCACGCAAGCCGTGCTCATCCGGGTCGTGACGGGGGCGTACCCACCGCTGTGGGCGTGTGCTGCCATCGGCGCCCTTACAGGAGCGGCGTGTGCTGTTGGCGCGACGGCGGCGCGACGGCGGGTACGGCGGTGAGCGTTCCGTTCCGGGCCGCGGTCATCCCGGCGCGAGACCGGCACGACATGCTCGGCGACTGCATCACGTCGGTGGTCGATCAGGTGGACCGGGTCATCGTCATCGACAACCTGTCGTCGCCGCCGATCGATCCGGAGCCGTGGCACGGCAACGTCGGCGTCGTGTCCCTGCCGATCGACCCGCCGAACATCTCGACGCTGTGGAACGTCGGCCTCGCGCTCGCCGACGCAGCCGCACACGCCGCCGGAGCCGAGGCATGGGACATCGCCGTCCTCAACTCCGACACCGTCATCCCGCCCGACTGGATCGACACCCTGTCGACCGCGATGCGCTCCACCACCGCAGTCCTCGCCTACCCCGACCAGCACGGCGGCACCCGGCAGATCCTCCACACGAAAGCCGAGCCGATCGACCTACGCACGCGGATCACCGGCTACGCGTACATGCTGCGCGGCGAGACGGGGCTGCGCCTCGACGAGGACTTGGCGTGGTGGTACGGCGACGACTCGTTGGACTGGACGGCGCGGGAGCAGGGCGGCGCGCTCCTCGTACCCGGCCTGCAGGTGGAGCACCGCTGCCCGAACGTGTCCACCCAAGAGCGGCCCGAGCTCGGCGAGCAGGCAGGCCGGGACCGCGAAACCTTCCGTAAGAAGTGGGGACGGACCCCATGGTGAGGAGCACCAGTTGAAGATCGCAGTAACCGGTGGTGCCGGATTCTTCGGCCGCGCCACCATCCAAGCCGCCGAACAGGCCGGGCACGACGTGCGGGCGTTCGACCGCACCCAAGGCCTCGACGTCCTCGGCGATCTCGGCGCACTCAAGGGCGCCGACACCGTCATCCACCTCGCCGGAGTCCTCGGCACGTCCGAGCTGTTCGACATGGCGGAGACCGCGATCCACGTCAACGTCATCGGCACGCTCCGCATCCTGGAGTGGTGCCGGGATCATGACGCCCGCTACGTCGGGGTGTCGATGCCGGACCCGTTCCCGTCGGTGTACACGGCGACGAAGGTCGCGGCCCGACGCCTGACGACGGCCTGGCATCACGCCTACGGGCTGCCCGTGTCGACGGTGCGCGCGTTCAACGGGTACGGCCCGTACCAGCACTACGGGCCAGGGCATCCGCAGAAGATCGTGCCGACGTTCGCGCGGGCCGCGTGGGAGGGCCGGCCGTTGCCGATCTGGGGTGACGGCGAGCAGACGATGGATTTGGTGCATGCCGACGATGTCGGGCGGATGCTGGTGGAGGCCACAGGGTTCGGGGATGACGAGACGTTCGATGCGGGTACTGGTGTGGCGGTGACGGTCGGGGAGTTGGCGGAGTTCGTCTTGAAGGAGACCGGGTCGAGGGCGGGTGTGGAGTTCCTGCCGATGCGTGCGGGTGAGGTGCCGGTGCAGATCACCGCGGGCGGTGAGGGCTGGGACCGGTTGGATTGGAAGCCGGAGTTTGACTGGGATCGGGTGGCTGAGACGGTGAGGTGGTATCGCGATGTCCGCTGACGTTGCTGTGATCACGGCGTGCTACGACGGGTACGACACGATCAAACCGGTGCTGGCGCAGGCTGGTGTGGAGGTGGAGTGGATCCTCGTCACCGACACGCAGCCGGACGCAGGCGCGGCGCAGGGCTGGACGGTGGTGCATGAGCCGCGGCCGGATGTGCCGCCGAATCGTGCGGCGAAGACGCCAAAGTTCGAGCCGTGGCGGTACACGGATGCGCCCGCGAGTATCTGGATCGACGCCTCGTTCCGTGTGGTGTCCGCGGATTTCGCGGTGGAGGCGCTCGCCCTGGCGAAGCCGATCGCGCAGTTCGTGCATCCGTGGCGGGACTGCCTGTTCGCGGAGGCGGTGGAGATCGCTGCGCTTGGTATGGATCCGGAGGGTGTGGCGGGGTGGCAGACGGCCCGGTACAGGGAGGCGGGGCATCCGGTCGGTTGGGGGTTGTGGGCGTCGGGTGTGATCGCCCGGCGGCATACGGCGGCGGTGAAGCGGATGGGCGCAGCCTGGGCCAAGGAGGTGGCGTCCGGTTCGGCGCGGGATCAGGTGTCGCAGCCGTTCGTGCTGCGTGAGGCGAGGCTGAAGCCGACCGCGCTGCCGGGCACGCACCTGTCGAACACGTGGCTCAAGTACGAGGGAAGCGGAAGGCACTGATGAGACTGGAGATCGGCGGCGGGAAACTCCTCCCAGCAGGCTGGACCAACCTCGACCCCAACCACGGCACCGCTACTTGGCGCAGGCTCGCACAAGACACCCCATGGCCCACCGGCGACCACAGCGTGGAAGCGATACGCGCCTCCCACGTCATGGAACACATCCCCGCCGGAGACCCCCGGATCGCGGTCATGAACGAAGCGCACCGCGTCCTGCACCCTGGGGCCGTGTTCGAGATCCGCGTGCCCAACGCCCTGTCCGGAACGTGGCACGCCTACGCCGACCCCACCCACGTGAGCTTCTGGTGCGTCGAAAGCTTCCACTACCTCGACGGCACCAAGGCTGCCCACGCCGACTACGGACTCCGGCCGTGGAAAACGATCGAGCTCCGCATCCAGGGCGACAACGAAATCCTGTGGAAGGGAACACCACGGTGACCGGACCGGACCCGCTCGTCTCGGTCGTCGTCCCGTACCACCCCGCCCGCGCCCGGAACGGCATGCTGCAACGCGCCATCAACTCCGTCGAGAAACAGACCATCCCGCACAAGCTCATCACCGTCGAAGACACCCAACATCAGGGAGCCGCCACCACCCGCCAACGCGGCCTCAACCAAGTCACCACCGAATGGACCGCATTCCTCGACTCCGACGACGAACTCGACCCCACCCACCTGGAACAACTCCTCGCCTGCGCCGAGACAACGGGTGCCGACTACGTGTACCCGTGGTTCCGCGTCAAGGGCGGCCGCGACCCGTTCCCCATGTTCTTCGGCCGGCCGTGGGACAACGCGCATCCGCACTCCACGACGATCACGATCCTGGTGCGCACCGAATTCGCGCAGGCTGTCGGCTTCCGTGACGTGGCGGGCGAGGACTTCACGTTCACGAAGGACTGCATCATCGCCGGAGCGAAGATCGTCCACCACCCGGCCCGCACCTGGACCTGGGTCCATCACGGACGGAACTCCTCCGGACGCCCCGACCGCGGCGACGCCCGCCACCGCTGACCACCGGAACCCGACAGCCCCCACACCACCGACAATCCGCCCATGGGAACCGACGACCGGGCAACAGTGGCAGCACGCGCCGCCGCCCTCCTCGCCGCCCAAATGAAACCCCGCTGGACACCGCTCCCGCACCAGATCCCACCCCCCGGCGACTTCTACGGCTGGGCCATGATCGCCGGACGTGGCGCCGGCAAGACGGACGCCTGTGCCGAGTACGTTGCCCGGCACGTCAAAGGCCCTGCTTGCTTGCCAGGCCCAGTCCCGCACTGGATCGGCATCATCGCGCCCACCCTCGGCGACGCAGCCACAGCCTGCGTGGAAGGACCGTCAGGGATCCTCGCGCACGATCCTTCAGCAAGAGGGCCGATCTCCGCGCCGGGCGGCTCGGTCGTGCGATGGACGAACGGGTCGCAGGCGAAACTGTTCGGCACTGACTCACCGGGCGATGTGGAACGTTTGCGCGCGGGTGGCAATACTTGTCTGATTTGGGCGGAAGAGTTGGCGGCGTGGCGGCACCTCGACGCCGCATGGGACCAAATGCGATTCGGTCTGCGGTCCGGGCCGCGCCCCCACTGGATCGCCTCCACCACCCCGAAGCCCAAGCCCCTCATCAAGAAGCTGGTGGCCGGTCAGGTCAGCAACACCGTCCTGACTACTGCCACCACCTACGACAACCCGCACCTCCCCGCGCACATCCGCCAGGCCCTCGAAGAGTCCTACAGCGGCACCCAGCTTGGTCAACAGGAACTCCTCGGCCTCATCATGGACGAGGACGAAAACGCCCTATGGACGCGGAAGATGATCGACGCCGCCCGCGTTCGACCGGAAGACGTGCCGGACCTGGCGCGCATCACCGTAGGCGTTGACCCGTCCGGCGGTGCCGGGGAGCAGGGCATCGTGGTGGCTGGCAAGTCTGGGCTGATCCTGCCGACATTGCATGCAGTGCCGGACGACGGTCAGGCTGTGGGTTCGGCGCGGCCGGAGCATCACGGGTACGTCCTCGACGACCGCACCTGCCATCTGTCGCCGGACGGGTGGGGCCGGCGGGCGGTGCAGGCCGCCATCGACTGGAGTGCCGACGATTTGGTGGTGGAGACGAACTATGGCGGGGACCAAGCCGTTGCTGTACTGCGCACTGCGGCCGAGGCGTTGGGCGTGAACATCCCGATCAGGAAGGTCACGGCGACGCGGGGTAAGGCAGTGCGCGCGCAGCCGGTCAGCGCGTTGACGGCGCAGGGACGCTGGCATCACGCGGGGACGTTCCCTGAGTTGGAGGATCAGATGTCGACGTGGTACCCGGAGATCGGGTGGTCGCCGGACCGTGTCGACAGTGCTGTATGGACGGCATGGCATCTGAAGATGGTGCGAACGACGGCTGCCGGTCAGGGTTCGTTGGGTGGGGATCTGGCCAGAAAGCAGATCGTTGGCGGGCGGCTACGGTGACGGGCATGGACTTGTGGCTGCTGCTGGTGTTGATGTCGCTTGCGGTGTACCGGCTGACGAAGTTGGTGGTGGAGGACACGTTTCCGCCTGTGTTGTGGGTGCGAGACAGGCTGGCTGGGGGGTGGCGGCCGCTTACCCTGGCCGAGCATGAGCGCTACGTCGAGGCGTCGCCGTCTGCGCAGGCCATCATCCGGGAGGCGTGGTCATACGATCCGGACGACGATCTGCGGCAGCGGTATGTGCGCCGGTGGCGGTGGTCGCCGTTCTGGCTGGCTGAGCTGCTCTCGTGTCCGTGGTGCGCGTCTGGGTGGGTGGCGCTCGGCGTGACGGCCGGGGTGTGGGCGGTGGTGGGGTTGCCGGTGCCGCTGCTGGTGTGGCTGGCGGTGTGGGCGGCGGGTGCGTTGCTGGCGGCGCAGGAGTGGGCGTGAGTCCGGAACGGGGTCGGCGGCTGGGGCCGTAGGCTTGGTGGTGTAGGTGCGGGGCCCTTGGGGTTCCGGGTGGTGGTGCAGGTAGGGGCCGTCTGCGGCGGGTGTCGCGGGCGGCCCTTTGTGCGGACGCTGCGTAGAGGGTGGCCGACTGCAGCTTCCTTCACGCCACGGCACGCAAAGCCGGGCGAGCAGCGGGCGTGCCGAAGAGACCGTTGAAGCTGCGGCAGTGAGCGACGCTGATGGCGTAGTAAGCGCCACCGGAGCCGACGGGCGAGTGCTCTTCGAAGCGGCCCCGGCTGTACATCTCATACGGGCTGGAGACTTCGAGGTTGGCGAACACGTAGTAGATCGGCAGGAAGCCGAGGGCGTGGAGGCCGATCTGTCGCATCACGCAGTCGCTGCTGACGAAGCGCCGGTCTTTGTAGCCGGAGTCCATGCTGCCCTTGGCATCGATGTAGACGATGTCCGTTCCGCGCGCGGCAACGAGGTCTGGTTCCCATCGGCGTGGGCTGTTGGTGGCGGTGAACGCATCGATGATCTCGCGCGGGTAGGTGCCGATGCCGCAGGGCGCGACGGTCCAGCCGCGTCGGGTGAGCTCGTGGGTCACACGTCGCTCGTGCGCGTCGCCCACAATCTTGCGCTCTCGGTAGGTCGCAAGCTGGCGCTTCGGCAGGTCACCTGATGAGACCAGAGTCATCTGTGTCATGTGCCGGAGTGTCTACCAACACCTAGCAACGAGCAACTGAACCAGTCTGAGAACCCCTTCGTTAGCAATTAGCCTCTTCGTTGGCGGCTCGTTGATAGTGGACGTAGCGCTAGCCTTCGGGTGATCCAAGTGCGTCAAGAGTAGGACGCACACATCTTCGACGGCGGAGGCGCGCATGGCATCCAAAGAACCCTTCAGCGTCCCACCGGACCTCACCATCATGCGCGACGCCGAACTCCGCGAACTCGAAGTTCGAGGCCTTACCTACGCGGCGCGCCTCCTCGACGACCTCGACCGCATCAAGGCTCAGCTATCCCTCCGAGGAGAGGACGCCCGGCATGATGCGAACCTTCGTCGGAATCGTGCGACCGACCAACTCGCTATGACCCGAGACCTGGAAGCATGGGCGCGGCTCGGGGTAGCCATCCGGAGTGAGCGGGAGCGCTATGGGTGGTCTCGTGAACAACTCGCAAGAGCCGCCAGTGTCTCAGTAACTGCGGTTCAGAACGCGGAGCGTGGCCGTGTCCCCATCAGGCGCTGGCCGCAGACGATTGCCCGCGTTGAGAGGTCGCTTGGCTGGCACCCAGGGACTGCGAAGGCCGTCATTGAGGGCGGAACCCCCGACTCTCCTCCGTTTCCGCTGGAAATCATGCTCATTGAGGACAAGCTCAGGCGATCCGTCTGGGTTGAGATCTCCGATGGAGACGCTGCTGCTGCCGCAGGGGCCACCATCGAAGAGTGGTGGCGAATCATCAGCAGGATCTCTCCGCCTGTTCGGGTATCAGCGAAGACTCTGGCCCACATCGCGCTTGCCCTACACATCGACGACAAAGAGCTAACGGTGGCTGGCCGGGCTGATGCGGCTCATGAACTGCGCGCGCTGCCCTTCACGATCGATGGGGCCAGGATTCCCCAGCTCAGCGAGGATGACCCGCGCTTCAGTGCCTTCCTGGCCATCGCGAGAACCTTCGCCGATGCGGAGCTGAAGGAGGCTGTTCGGTTCCTTGGCTTCAAAGTCCCAGCCTATGACGACGACTACCTGATGAAGATGCTTCTGACGCTGGTCGAGTACGACGCGAACCTGCCGGAATGATCTTCCCTGGGGCGCGCCTACCCTCCCCTCGCAGACTCGCGAGCAGGGAGGCTCTCCGTGGCCTGGTACCACGCCTTTACCCGACGCGGCCCCATGCCCGCACCCATCCCGCCCACGCCGCAGCCCGCATCCCTCACTGCCGCTGCCGCCCCCATCAGCAGCCCCCGCAGCGAACTCGTCCGCAACACCGAAGGCTGGCAAGAAGAAGCCTGGGCCTACCACGACACCCTCGGCGAATTCCGGTACGCCGTCGACTGGGAAGCAAAAATGCTGTCCCGCGTCCGACTGTTCGCAGCCAAGCTGGAGCCCGGACAGGACGAACCCGCACGCGCCGAAGCGGGAACCGCCGTCGACCTCATGACCAGCATGGCCGGAGGCGTCGCCGGACAAGCCACCATCATGGACGGCCTCGGCACCCAACTGTCCGTGCCCGGCGAGGGCTACGTCATCGTGGAGAACGTCAACGGGGTCGAGCAGTGGTCGGTGCGCTCCAACGACGAAGTCCGGGTCGCGCGCGGACGGTACGAAGTCCTCGACGAGAACAGTGCGTCGACCGGTAACCAGTGGCGGCCCCTCGCGGCCGACTCGCTGCGCCCGCTCAGGGTGTGGCGGCCGAACAAGCGGTACCACCACATCGCCGACTCCCCGGCGCGTGCCGCCCGGTCGACGATGCGTGAGCTGGAGCTGGTGAACCGGCACATTCAAGCCCAGTACCTGTCGCGTCTCGCATCAGCGGGTGTGGTCGTCTTCCCGTCGGAGGTGACGTTCCCGATTCGGGAAGAGTTCGCTGACGCCGATGATCCGTTCATCGCGGAGTGGATCGAGAACGCGCGGACCGCGATCAGTGAGCCGGGTACGGCGTCGGGTGTGGTGCCGATGCCGCTCAAGGTGCCGGGCGAGTACGTCGACAAGATCCGGCATCTGGATTTCACGCTACAGATCGACGACAAGATCATTGAGAAGCGCGAGTCCGCAATCAAACGCCTCGCCTCACAGCTCAACGTCCCCCCAGAGGTATTGCTGGGGATGTCCGATTTGAACCATTGGAATGCGTGGGTATCGGACGAAACCAGCCTCAAAGTGAACATCGCACCCGACGCGGAACTCATCTGCCAGGCCCTCACCACCGGCTACCTCCAGCCCCGCCTCAAAGCGTCCGGCGTCGAAGACTGGGCAACCTGGGTCGTCTGGTACGACATGTCCGAACTCACCCTGCGCCCCGACCGCTCCGACGACGCGATCGCCCTCTACGACCGCCTCGAACTCAACGGCGCCGCACTCCGCCGCGAAACCGGCTTCAGCGAAGCCGACAAACCGACCAATGAGGAAATCAAGGAGCAGGCCCTCAAGGTCATCATCCACACCCTGCCGTCGGGCGCAGGCAGTGCCCTCACCGAACTCATCGGCGAGGAAGTCGTCATCGCGCCGGCCGCGCCGGGCGCGACCGGCGAGCAGCCGGAGCCGCCACCCGAGGAGCGGACCCCGCCGTCGCCGGACACGGCACGGGAGGCGGCGGCGCAGGCCCGTGCGGAGCGGATGGCGCAGCAGGCCCGCGAACTGCACGCGGTGCGGTTCACGGTCGGGCAGCCGGCCGAGCTGCTGCACCCGCCGGCGTGTTCGCAGCACGCCTACTCCTGTCCGTTCACGCATGCCGCGTTGAAGCTCGCCGACCTGCCGCGGCCCGGTACCAGCGGCGTGTATGAGGCGCGGTTGGATCCGTTCGGCCGGTTCACGATCGGCCGTCATGCGCCGCTTCTGGACACGTCCGGTTTCTTTTCGACGATGAATCGGAGTGGTCATGGATTCGCTCGCAGCCGCCGCTGACGGCTCGCACCTGTCTGGTGCGATGATCGCGCTGATGCCCACCGTCGAGGATGCGGCACGGCTGGCGATCGAGGGCGGCGAGGCAGCCGACCAGCTGCACCTGACGCTGTACTTCCTCGGCGACGACGGCACCGCCTGGACGGACGACCAGCGGAACGAGCTGATCGGCAACCTTCGGGCCGGTGCCGCCGACCTCACGCCGATCTCTGCCCGCGTGTTCGGCGCCAACCATTGGAACGCCGGCAGCGACAGTCCTTCCTGGGTGTGGGCGGTGGGAGACGACCGCGACCGCCCCTTGAACGACTCGACTTTGGAGGCGGCGCGATGGGTGGCCACCTACGCGCTGGAGGACACACACGAGCGTCCGGACCTTCCGGTGCAGCATGCGCCGTGGGTGCCGCACATCTGCGCCGCGTACTCCGACGAACTCGACCTCATCATCGCGCTGGAGGAACGCCTCGGCCCGGTGACCTTCGACCGGATCCGCGTCGCGTTCGCCGGAGACCACACCGACATCCCCCTCGAAACGGGGGCCCCGCCGGGCGGGGTCGACGCGCGGCTCGCTGCTGGCGAGCATGTCCTCTCGTCGACCGCCGTGCAGGCTGCGGCTGGCCCGCTGCGCCGTCAGCCCACCGAGTTGGAGGTCGCGTCCCGCGTCGACTTCGCGGAGATGGACAAAGCGTGGCACGACGCCGTCACCGCAACCGTCGAAGCATGGACGGACATCCAGACCGCCCAACGCGAGCAGATCACCGCCGCCGTCCAGGCCGCAGCCGAAGCCGACGACCTCGACCGCCTCAACACCCTCACCCCCGACACCGCCGATGCGGAACGCCTCCTCATCGCCCGCATGCTCGCCTACGCCCGGCAGGCAGGCGAGCAGCAGCAGGCGGAGGCAGAAGCCCAGGGCGTCATAGTCCCGGCTTGGTCCCTCGATGACGAGGCGGTCACGGCGGCGGCGTTCCGGGATCGGCTTCGGCAGATCGGCCGTGCCGCGGCCCGTGTCCTCGGTGTGGGTCTCGCGCAGTCCGCGGTCCGGCAGGCGATGCGGGTGTGGGGGTCGGGTACGGCGGAGCAGGTCGCCGCGCAGGTCGACTCCCACCTTGCCGGGCTGTCGGGGGCGCAGGTCGAGGAGCAGGTGGGGGCGGCGATGACTGCGGCGCAGAACGAGGGCCGTATGGCTGTCCTCGCCGTCGCACCCCCAGCCACATATACAGCGAGCGAGGCGCTAGATCGCAACAGCTGTAAACCCTGCCGGGCTGTCGACGGCACCCAGTACACGACGCTGGCCGACGCGCGGAAGGCGTATCCGACGGGCGGCTACACCGGCTGTCTCGGCGGGGCCCGCTGCCGGGGAACGCTCGTCACCGTGTGGCCTGCCGACAGTGACCAGACCGCAGCCGGAATGATCTTGGCTGCGAGTGCGGCCACAATCCCCCCGACCCAACCCGACCAGGGAGGCACCGTGCCGTACAGCATCGTGCAGGACCACCCGGACTGCGGTGCCGATACGCCGTGGGCCGTCACCCAGACCGACACCAACGAACTCATGGGCTGCCACGACACCGAAGCCGCAGCCGCCGAACAACTCGCCGCCCTCAACGCCGCCGAGACCCCCAGCAGCAGCGACGAGCCGGGCGACGACGGCGACGAGAGCATGGACTACGCCGGGCAGACCGCCCCGTGGCGCGGCCCTCTCGCCGTCGAGGGCATCGTGACCGGCGACGGCCGCGAGTTCGCACCCGAAGCCCTGTCATGGGCGGAACTCCCCGTACCACTGCGGTGGAACAAGGAAGACTCCCACGGCGGCGAAGCCCGCACGATCGCCGTCAACGTCGGCCGCATCGACAAGATCTGGCGCGACGGCAGCCTCATCATGGGCGAGGGTGTCCTCGACCTGTCCGACGACGACGGCCGCCGCGTGCACTCGAAGATCGAGGGCAAGTTCCTGCGCGGCGTCAGCATCGACGCCGACTCCATCGCCGACGCCGACGTCGAGTTCGTGTGGCCCGACGACGTCAACGCCGGAACCAGCGACAACGGCGAAGACGACGACCTGTTCGAGATGCTGTTCGCACAGCCCGAAAAGGTCGTCTTCCACGGAGGCCGCATCCGCGCCGCCACGTTGGTCGACATCCCCGCGTTCGCCGAGGCGTACATCGCCCTCCTCGACGAGCAGGGCGCCGTCGTCGCGGGCGGGACCCCGATGTCGGCGGCGGAACTCGACACGTTGCAGGAAGCCGAGCGTGCGGCCAGGCCGCTCACCCCGGTCACCGCATCGGCCGGCGCTTTCCGGCCGCCGGCCGAATGGTTCTCGGACCCGGGGCTGTCGCTGCCGACGCCGATCACGGTCACGGACGACGGGCGGATCTACGGGCACGCCGCGCAGTGGGGGTCGTGCCACATCGGTCAGGAAGACGTGTGCGTGCAGCCGCCGCACGAGGACACGCATCCGTACTACCGCACGGGTGAGGTGGTGTGCGCGGACGGGTCGCGGGTCGCGGTCGGGCAGATCACCGTCGGCACGGGGCATGCGCCGCTGCACTACGGGGCGACGCCTGCGGCCGAGCACTACGACAACACCGGTGCGGCGGTCGCCGATGTCGCGGTCGGTAACGACGCTCACGGCATCTGGGTGGCGGGCGCTGTGCGTCCGGGCGCGGATCCGCTGAAGGTGTACGAACTGCAGGCGGCCGGGCAGGTGTCCGGGGACTGGCGGCGGATCGGTGGCGCGCTGCGGCTGGTGGGGCTGCTGGGCGTGAACGTGCCCGGATTCCCGGTGCCGAAGATGCGGGCGCGGGTCGCATCCGGTGAGCCTCAGGCGCTGCTGGCGGCGGGTCGTCCAACGGTGGCGTGGGGCCGCTCTCAGGATGCGCTGGAGCGGGACGCGGTGCGGATCGTGATGCGGATGCTGTCGCGCCGGGTCCACCCGGGAAGGGGGTGAAAGGGAATGTGCAGTTGCAATAAGAGGCGTCGTCCGGCACCTCCGCCGCCGCCCCCTCCGAGCATCTGACCTTTAGGTTTGCCGGTCCGGTGAAGGGAATTGACTCTTTGCCGGACCGTGTGCTATGCGCTAACCTCCGTGATCAAAGGGCGTTGATGAGCCCGCAAACAACCCTTTGACCACGGAGGACAACGTGGCAGCCGAAGAGCTCTTCAACGCCCCGCCGGACCTGACCCTCTCCAGCGACGCCGACCTCGCCGAACTCGAAACCCGCGCGGTCGCCGAGTTCAACCGCGTCAACGAACTCGACAACGTCGACCCCGACACGCTCGCCTACGCGATGCACCTCACCGACGACCTCGACCGCATCCGCGCCGAACTGAGGGTGCGTGAAGTCCGCGCCGAACAGCAGGCCGCACTCCAGCAGAACCGCGTCGCCGAACAGCTCTCCCAACTCCAGGCCCGCGTCAACGGCGCCCCCGCCGCCCAGGCCGCCGCCGACACCTCCCCCCAGGTCGACGCCGAAGCGATCGCCGCCGCCGCAGCGCGCGGCGTCACCGCCGGCATGGTCGCCCTCATGGGTGAGCGCCGTTCCGGTATCGACGCCGGAGCCCTCGCCCGCCGCGCCACCGCGTCCCTCGCCGAGACCGCCCAGCACGCGCCCGCGGCGAAGGTCCCCGCGCAGCGCCTCGCCGTCACCGCCTCCGTCGACATCCCCGGAGTGGCCCACGGCGGCGAACTCGCCAACCTCGCCTCCGTCGCCGACGTCGTCGCCCGCAAGGCCAAGAGCATGCCGGTCACCCGCGGCAACCCCAACATGCAACTCGTCGCGTCCGTCCGCAACGAGTTCGCCCACACCGTCGACGACCACACCCCCGCCCGCCAGGTCGAGGAACTGTTCCGGTTCCTCACCTCCCGCGACGGCGACGCCGAAGCCCTCGTCGCGGCCGGCGGCTGGTGCGCGCCGTCCGAGATCCGCTACGACTTCTTCAACATCGCCTGCTCGTCCGGGATGATCGACCTGCCGACGTTCGGTGTGACCCGCGGCGGCGTCCAGTTCCCCGTCTCGCCGTCCCTCGCGGACGCCGTCGACTCCATCGCGTTCGCCCCGTTCGCGGAAACCCTGTCCGTCACCTCGGTGCCGTGGCTGTGGACCGAGGCCGACGACATCGCCGCCGCGACCGGATCCCCCACGAAGCCGTGCCTCAGGGTCCCGTGCCCCGACTTCGACGAGGCCCGCCTCGACGTGTACGGCATCTGCCTCACCGCAGGCAACCTCGCGAACGACGCCTACCCCGAGGCGACCGCGAACACGCTGAAGCTGCTGATGGCCGCGCACGACCACGCCGTCAACGCCAACCTCATCGCCCAGATGCTGACCCTGTCCACCGCAGCGATCAGCATCAGCGGCGGCGCCGCCACCGACGCGGCTGCCCCCCGCATCTTCAACGCTGCGGCCCTCGCCGCCGTCGACACCCGCGAGCGGTACGGCATGTGCATCGATGACGTCCTGGAGATCGTCCTCCCGCAGTGGGTGCGGGAAGTCATCCGCGCCGACCTGGCGTGGAAGGCGGGCGTCGAACTCCTCGCCGTCGGCAACGCCGAGATCGACTCGTACTTCCTCGCCCGCAACGTCCGCCCCCAGTGGGTCGACGACTGGCAGGTCCGCGGCACCAGCCAGTTCGGCAACGCCACCGCGATGACCGCATGGCCGACCACGGTCGACTTCCTGATGTACCCGGCCGGCACGTTCCTCCACGGCAACGGCATGAGCCTCGACCTCGGCGTCGTCCGCGACAGCGTTCTCAACGAGACCAACGACCACACCGCGGCCTGGTCCGAGGAGGCGCACCTCATCGCCCGCGTCGGCCACGAGAGCAGGCGGTACCGCGTCGGCTTCAACGTCAACGGCTCCACGTCGGCGCTCCTCACCGGCACGGTCCGGGTCTGACCCGGAACCCCGACCGTGACACGAGTCGAAGAAAGGTGGTGAACATCGATGGCCGCACGGCAACTGATCGACCTGCCAACGGTGTTCACCGCCCTGCCCTACGGGCTGTGGGACAGCATCCAAACCCCCAGCCCCGACGGCGCACACTGGCAGAACGGTGTCACCTGGACCGAGCGCTGCCCGGCCGGAGACACCACCTACGACGAATGCCTCTCCGTCACCGGCACCGGCGCCCCGCCGGCACCCCCGGCGAAAACCCCCAACGTGGAGCAGACGTCCCGGGGTGCGCTGCCGTTCACGGTGATCGCAGAGTTTCAGTGCACGCCGGTCGGACTCGGCGACGCGCAGAACATCGCCCGGGATGCCCTCACCCGCGTCGAGCAGCAGCAGGTCGAGACCGCGTTCTGGACCGGTAGCGCTGCCGGGCAGCCCGTCGTGTTCCCGCACCTGGCCGCTGATACGGAAGTCCTCGACGGCGACGTCGTCCTGCAGCCGGTGGCGACGCCGGTCGTCACCGGATCCGATGTGGCCGTGGCGCTCGGCATGCTGGAGCAGGAGCTGGCCGACTGCTACAAGGGCCAGGGCCTCATTCACGTGCCGCCCACTGCGCTGCCCACGCTCGCCGCGTGGAACCTCGTCACCGAACGCGACGGGCGTCTCTACACGGCGGCCGGGAACCTGGTCGTGGCGGGCGGCGGCTACACCGGCACCGGCCCGGACGGTACGGCACCGGCCGCGGGCACGGCGTGGGTCTACGCCACTGGCGCAGCTTGGGGATATCGGTCGGAGGTGTTCCTCACGCAGGTGCGGGACTCCCTCGACCGGTCGACGAACACTCTCCGCATGCAGGCCGAGAGGAACTACCTGCTCGGCTTCGAGTGCTGCCTTCTGGCCGCGCACATCACCCTGGGCGTGCCCACCGAATAGGAGTAGATCACCATGGCAGCTACGTCGACGTGCGCGACTCCCATCAAGGGCACGCACCTGCGGATCATCGCGCTGGACGCGTGCGGAGTACCCGTCACCGGCACGCCCGGACTGGTCGGGGTGTCGACCGGTTTCGTCCAGGTCCAGATGGAACCCGACTACGAGGACGGCGAAGAGTTCTTCGAGCGGACCGCGTCCGGTCAGCCGTGCGTCAACCAGAAAGACGACCCCACCCTCAAGCGCATGGGGTTGACGGTCCAGATGTGCGAGATCAACGCGTCTCTCATCGCCTACATCATCTCCGCCCGCGAGCTCACCACCGGCACCCCCACCACCGGCACCGGGTTCGCCGTCGCCGAAGGCAACCCCGTCAACCGGTTCTCGATGGAGGTGTGGCAGGAAGTCGCAGGGTCCGGGGCGTGTGACGCGTCGGGGAACCAGCGGTACATCTACCACGCGTGGCCGAACGTCGGCGCAACGAAGATCGGCAGCTACACCGTCGAGAACGGCCGCTCCGTGTTCGAGTTCACCTCCGAGACAAAGGGCGCGGCATCGGCGTGGGACACCCTCGTCGGCGACGACTACCTCCCTGCCGGGGAGTTCGTCGACACCGATGAGCACTGGGTGTGGAACGTGACCACGACCGCACCGCCGACCGCGGCCTGCAACCCGACGACGCTCGCCGCGTAAGGGCGCGCTGATGAGCAGGCAGTTCGGTCCGTGCTCGGATTGGCCCGTGACGTGGACGTGCGAGGTGGACACCCTCAACCCGGCCGTGACCGGGGTGGCGGTGTCCATGGCCACAGAGGTCCTGTGGGCTCTGACCGGGATGCGGTTCGGGACATGCCAGGTCACGCTCCGCCCGTGCCGCCGGTCCTGCTATGAGGGCGGCTTCTTCGACGACTTCGGGCCGGCGTGGGCGGGCGGCCGGTCGTATCCGCAGCCTGCGCTGATCGGCGGGCAGTGGTTCAACCTGACGTGCGGCTCCTGTGCTGGGGAGTGCTCGTGCGGTCGCGTGTCGGAAGTGCTGCTGCCTGCTCCGGTGAACCAGATCGTTGAGGTGAAGATCGACGGGACGCCGCTGGCGACTGGCGCGTACCGGGTCGACAACAACCGGCTGCTGGTGCGCACGGATGGCGACGACTGGCCGCGCTGCAACGATCTCGCACTCGCGGACACTGAGGCGGGTACGTGGTCGGTGACCGCCCTGTACGGGGAGGATCTCCCGGACGGGGCGCCGCTCGCGGTGGGCCAGTTGGCGTGTGAGATCGCGAAGGCGGCGTCAGGTGGGGACTGCAAGCTTCCTGCGGGGCTGCAGCAGTTGGTGCGGCAGGGTGTGACGATCTCGTATCCGGATGTGGGGGAGTTGTTCCGGCAGGGCCGGACCGGGCTGTATCTGGTGGACATGTTCGTGGCGGCGTGGAATCCGTCCGGGCTGCGGCAGCGGTCACGCGTGTACAGCGTGGACCGGCCGACGGTACGCAGGGCGGGAACATGACCGGGTCAGCGGCCGTTTCGCTCACGCCACTCCATGTGGTAGCTGTCGGCGGCTTCTTCCTTGTCGCTCTCCTGGTCAGGATCAAGTCCAAGCGCGAGCGCCAGAGCGCGCCGCATGCCGACGACTTCACCGTTCAGCGACAGCCTGACGTGGAGCTGCGCGTCGGTGGTGACGTTGAAGGCGTTGCTCGCCTCGATGCGGTCTTGGAAGTCGGCGAGGTGCTGGCACAGGGCGTCGATGTACTGGCTCATGGTGGTGGGCGCGCTCATGCGTGTCAGCCTCTCACGGCGGAGAGCAGGGCGGTGGTCGAGCGATGCCAATGATCACCGGCGCGGACAAGTGGTATCAGGTCGCCTCCCGTCTGGAGCAGGCCGTGTTCGCGGAGCTGACGACCAAGCCCGACCGGCACTCGGTGGTGCCCGGCGCGATCGCCTGGGACGAGTGCGACTGCGGTCTGCTGGCCGTTTCGGTGGCGCAGATCTACCCGACCGAGACGTTCCCCGACCCGCTGGCCCGCCGCGTCGGCAACGGCTGCGACGCCCCGTGGGAAGTCGCCGAACTCGTCATACAGGTGGTGCGCTGCGCCCCCAACCCCGACGACCCCCTGACCGCCCCCACCACCGTTGAGCTCGACGCGTCCGCCCGCGCCGTGCTGACCGACGCCTACGAGATGCTGCGCGCCGTATCGATCACTCTGTGCGAGATGAACCAGGCCCGCGACATCTCCGACTTCATGCTGCGCCCCCTCACCGCACAAGGCCCCACCGGCGGATGCGTCGGCAACGAACTGCGTGCCGTTGTGTCCCTGCCGCGGAACTGAGGTGCGTCATGTTCTCTGTGTCGACGAGTTTCAACCTGGACCGCACGCGGGTGCAGCGGATGCTGCGTCTGCCGGGCGGCCTCGTGTACCGGGACATGACGCGCCGTCTGCTGCGGGTGGAGGCGGAGGCGGTACGGCGCGCACCGGGCAGCATGGGGGCGACGATCCGCGCGCAAATCCGCAGCGGCCCAGGCGGCGACTTCCAAGGCACGATCAGCGTCAATCACCCAGCAGCGCTCTTCGTGACCATGGGGACTCGCCCCCATCGCATCGAGCCAAGGCGTCCGGGTGGCGTTCTGCGTTTCACGGTAGACGGCCGTGTGGTGTACGCGCGATTCGTACAGCATCCCGGAAACAAGCCGAACGATTTCTTGATCAAAAGTCTGCGCGCCGCGCTGTGACCTGCTGATTCAGGTGTAACGCCGGGAACTTCCTGGGCAGTTGGAACGTCCTTACATAGGAGTGGGCCGTCAGTGTTGGAGCACCGACGGCCCTGACCGGCAACCTTGAGGTAAGCAAGGAGCGGCCATGGCCGACGATACGTCAACCGACTCTGTTGCGTCTAAGCAGACCAGACGGCAGCCCCAGTCCATTCGCGCGGAGCAGAGTTTCCTCGCGTCCCTCGCGAAGCTGGGGGCGACACCGCTGTACGACGAGTGGAAGGGCGTCAACTCACCTCACGCGGCCCGATGCGTCAATGGACACGAGTGCGCCCCGTGGCCCTGTGGCGTGCGAAGGGGGCAAGGAATTTGCAAGGAGTGCGTGGGGCGCGGGCCCAAGGCAGCTTGGGTGTCCTTCCGCCAGTTGGTGACGCACAACGGGGGAACCGTCCTGGAGGAGTGCTGGCTCGGTGCCATCGTGCCGCACAGGGTCAAGTGCGCAGCAGGGCACATCACGACGCCCAGGCCACACGACGCTAAGGCGACCGGGAGTTTCTGCAGCGTCTGTGTCGGCCGAAACCGTGAGGCGGCATGGCAGGCGTTCCAGGCGATGGTGGTGAATAACGGCGGCACCGTGGTGGAAACAGATTGGCTTGGAAATCACACGCCGCATCGCGTCTCCTGCGCTAACGGCCACTTGCTGAGCGTCGCTCCCAGCAAGGTGACTCCTCGCAAGCGCATCCCGTGCCGACGCTGCGAGTACGAAAGATGCGCGGCTCAGTACGAGGAACTGGTAAAAGCGCACGATGGAATCGTTTTGGAGCCTTATCGGAACTCAAGCCATAAGCATCGCTCGCGCTGCGTGAAGGGCCATGAGGTGAGGCAGACGCCAGCACATCTCGTTGCTGGTTATCCGTTGTGCCGCAGGTGCGCGTACAGAGAATGGGACACCTTCTACGTCGTCGTGGACGAGGTGAACGACATGCTGAAGTTCGGCATCACATCAGGCGATCCACGTCGTCGTCTGGGCGAACACTCCAAGGATGGCTTCAGCCAGGTGGTACGGATCCACGTAGATCTACCTGACGACACTGCGCCAGAGCTTGAGCGGCTGATCGTGGCTGCTCTGCGCGACGCGCGTGAACAGCCTGTGCGAGGGCGCGAGTACTACCACGTTCGTGCCCTCGCGCTCGTTCTGGATCTGGTCGACAATCATCCGGCGGTCCGCGTAGTTCGCTGAGAGTCCTTCCGGAAGGACCCTTCCGGAAGGACCGGAATGATCATGTGCGGGGGGTGCCTACCGTCCCCACCATGACCGAGCTCCTCACACACGCGAACGGCACCCCGGCGCTCGCCGCACCCCCGGGCCGGGACTTCAGCCGCCCCCGCCCGTCGCTCGCCTTCACCATCGACGACGACACGTTCACGCCGGCACCGGCCCTCCCGGGCGACGTCTACGCCGAGTTCGTCACCCTCTACAACCGCACCGGCCGCGTCGAGAACTACCAGGAGCAGCACGACCTCCTGAAAGCCGCCCTGCAACTCGCGCTCCTCCCCGAATCGTGGGACCGGTTCGCGAAGCGGCTGACGGACAAGACCAACCCGATCGACGACGACCAGATGGCCGACGTCGTCCTCTACCTCCTGGAGGCCTACGGCCTGCGCCCTACCCAGCCGTCGCAGCCCTCGTCGGATGGGCCACCGAGCCCGGAATCTGGCACGAGCTCGACGGACACGCAGCCGCCGCAGGAATCGACCCCGGCACCCTCCCAGCCCACCGCTTCCTGAACTGGATCTACAGCGAAATGGTGCAGCGGATCAGCGACGGCCCCAAGGAGCAGCCCGGAACCGCCCGTAAGCGGTTCGACGGGCAACTCGACGTGCGCGCCTGGACCACCCCCGGCACCACCCCCGCCACCCGCCAGCCGCCGCGCGACCCCAAAGCACCGTGGTGGTGGGACGGCGCAGAAGACGCCACGCAGCCGTTCGTCGCCATGGCCCGCGCAAAGGGGATGATCGAATGACCACTCCCGCTGGCGGGCATCTCGGCAGTGCCACCATCGTCGTCACCGCGGACACCACGGCCGCCGCGCTCGCGATCCGCGGCCTGACCCGCGACGCCAACGGCCGCCTCCGTGACCTGCGCGGCCGGTTCGTATCCGAATCCCGCGCCATCAACCGATCCCTCAACACGGTCGCCACCAGCAGCGACAAAGTCACCAAAGCCGTCAGCG